GCGGATCGATCTCGTCCATGATCATCCCCGCGGTTGTCGGCCTCGGCCTTATGGCCATCGCCGTTGCCATCGGGAACTCTACGCATGGAAGGAGGTGAGACTATGAAATACAAAACCTGTCCCGAATGCGGAGCGCATCTCGACCACGGCGAGCGGTGCGACTGCCGGGGCAAAAAAGAGGACGCACCCTCCGCCAAGGATGCGCCCAAAAAACACCGACCTGATTGTGATGGATCAGGAACTGTATCTATTCTATCCCAAATTGACGACGCTGTCAATAGGAACGATCTTCCGGCCTTTATGGATTGCCTCGGTATCCGCGCGAAAGAGGCCACGACGGCGCTGAAAGAGCGCTTTGATCTGCTCGACAAGAGCATCATATTGAAGTGCTGTGAGCCGGAACGCTACGGCTGCGTGCTGCACCCGGACGGTTATCAGATCCTGCGGGGCATGTTCCCGGAAAATGCATCAGGCCCCGCGAGCCCTCCAGAGCGCTCCAGAGCGCGCAGAGGGGACAGACATAAACTGACCGCCCGAGTCATGGCAAGGCTGCCAGAAGAGAAGCGAAGGCAGTTGCAACTGTATCTCCGCTTTGAGGGATACAGCACCGTGAACGACTGGATCGTTTCACAGGTGGATCAGTACATCGAAAGGATGGCGAAGAAGTATGGTTGACGATCATCCCGTGATCCGGAACATGGAGCGCACAGGATACCCGGACGGAAAAGAGCCGGACTATCCGCATTGCCCGATCTGCGGCTTTGAGTGCGGAACCGTGTACTACAACAGAGACGGTGAAATCGCCGGCTGCGACGAATGCATGAGCAGCCGCGACGCGTGGGAAGCCGAAGAGTGCTTCCCCGGAAAGGAGCAGTAATGGCAAAGTTCATCTTTACCTACGGCAGTGAGGGACAGCCCTTTGTCGGCGGCTGGACGGAGATCCAGGCTGACGACGAAGATCAGGCAATCGCGGCCTTCCAAATCTTCCACCCCAACAAGGACGGCTTTCTGAACTGCTGCTCCGTTTACACGGAGGACGAGTTCAAGCGTACACGGATGGCGGGGCCGAAGGGAAACCTCGGTCGCTTCTGCCATGAAACGATCACCCTGCAGCGCAGCGTGATCGAAAACTGAAAGGAGTAAACTTATGCAGTTTCACGATCTCCAGAAGATGCTTCTGGATAATTTCAACTTATTGCACACGGCATACGGCGCGGCATTCCAGACCGATGCTGACAAGGACAGGCTGTGGAGTGTCTACCTTGAGAGCTTTCCGGAGAGAAAGAACCCGATCTACCGCACGCGGCGCGAGTTCGACTGCTCCTGCTGTCGGCACTTCATCAAGAGCATCGGCGGCATCATCTTCATCGATGATCAGCAGCAGACGCACACCATCTGGGGCTTCCAGATTTCTGATCAAGACTTCCAGATAGTCCTCGACGCGCTGGACACCTATGTAAAGAGCTGCGCAATCACAGGCGCCTACCTCTCCGCGTTCTCGTCAGTCGGCACAAAGCAGTCGCATGAATCCGACGCTGACGGAAACGTGACAACCTGGGAACACTTCTACCTGCCATTGCCCGCCGACATGATCCACCGCAGCGGTAGGACGATTGACACCGAGCTGTCCCAGCGACGCGATACGGCGCACGTTTTCGGGCGCTCGCTCAACGAGATCTCGATGGACGCGATTGACACGGTTCTCGACCTGATCGGCTCTAACACGCTCTACAAGGGCTCGGAGTGGAAGAAACCGCTCGAAGAGCTGAAGAAGTACAAAGAGGAGTATGAATCGTTGCCGGCGCCGCGCCGCAAGCTGTACGTCTGGAAGCAAAGTGGAAAGGTCGGCCCCGTCATCGGCCGCATCAGGAACCACTCCATCGGCGTCCTGCTGAGCGACATATCGAACGGCACGGATCTGAACGCCGCGGTCACGAGCTATGAGCGGATCGTCGCTCCGGCGAACTACAAGCGCCCGAAGGCAATCTTCACCGCCAAAATGCTCGAAGACGCAAAGCAGAAGATCATGGAGCTCGGCTACATGGACTCCCTCTCCCGCCGTTACGCAAAGCTCGATGATATCACGGTGAACAACATCCTGTTCTCCAATCGCGACGCTGCGAAACGCATCAAGGGCGGCGTGTTCGACGAGATGCTTGCGGAGGCAAAGACCTCTCCGAAGAAGTTCGACCGCGTTGAGGAGATTCCTATCGAGAAGTTCATCGCCGACGTCCTCCCGACTGCAAAGGAGCTGGAGGCGTTCATCGAGAACCGCCACACCCGGAACATGGTCTCCCTTATCGCTCCCGTCAATCCCGACGCACCGTCCATGTTCAAATGGGGCAACCCGTTTTCGTGGGCGTACTCGGGCAACATGACCGACAGCAACATCCGCGAGAACGTCAAGAACGCGGGTGGCAACGTCGACGGCGTCCTTCGGTTCTCAATCCAATGGAACGACGGAGCCGAATGGAGCCAGAACGACCTCGACGCGCATTGCGTGGAGCCCAACGGCATGCACATCTTCTTCAGCACGAAACGCTCCCAGAAGACCGGCGGCTGGCTCGATGTGGACATCACGCATCCGCACAGAGGCGAGCCCGCGGTCGAGAACATCTCGTGGCCGTCCAAGTCGCGGATGATCCCCGGCGAGTACGTTTTCTTCGTCCACCAGTACGCCAACAGAGGCGGTCGCGACGGCTTCCGCGCCGAGATCGCGTTCGACGGGCAGACGATCCAGTTCGACTACCCGAAGGAGTTGCGGCAGGACGAAAAGGTGAAGGTCGCCACCGTCACGCTCCACAAGGATGGTACGTTCAGCATCGCGGAACACCTCCCGTCCTCGACCGCCTCGAAAGACCTGTGGGGCGTGAAGACCATGAGCTTCGTGCCCGTCACAGTCGTCATGCTCTCCCCGAACTACTGGGACGAGCAGAAGGGGATCGGCAACAAGCACTATATGTTCATGCTGAAAGATTGCGTGAACCCGGAGAAGCCAAACGGCTTCTACAACGAGTTCCTCAAGCAGGAGCTTGCAGAGCACAGGCGCGTGTTCGAGGCGCTCGGCGGCAAGATGGCCGTCGAGATGGTAGATGATCAGCTTTCCGGCCTCGGATTCAGTTCTACGCTCCGCAACGAGCTGGTCGTCAAGGTCAAAGGCGCCACTGAGCGCATTATGAAAATCAAATTCTAAGGAGGAAAAGAAATGAATACCAACATTTTTGAGATCGCAGCCAAGGAGAAATACCGCTTTCCGTACAAGGGCCAGATTACCACGGAGGACCTGTGGGATCTCTCTTCCGCCCAGCTCGACCTCATCTACAAGACGCTGAATGCCGAGAAAAAGACCACCGAGGAAGACTCTCTGCTCGGCCAGCGTACCGCAGCGGAGCAGACGCTCCTGAACAAGATCGAGCTGGTGAAGTACATCTTCTCGGCGAAGCAGGCGGAGATCGAGGCGCGGAAACAGAAGGCGGTCAACGACGAGAAGAAGCGCCGCATCATGGAACTGATCGCATCGAAGGAGGATGCCGCCCTCGGCGAGAAGTCTATCGATGACCTGAAGAAGATGCTCGCCGATCTGGACTGAACTGAATCGTGACATTGAAAGGAGCAAAAAATGATTAACGAGCCCAACGAAATGACCTTTGACAGCAAGAAGTTCTCCATGATCCTCTACGGCTCCCCCGGCGTCGGCAAGACCACGCTGGCCCTCTCTGCGCCGGACCCCGTTCTGATCGACTTTGACCGTGGTATCTCCCGCATCAAGGCGGAGCACCGCCGTCTGGCCAAGGCTGTCATCACCCTGGACACCTACGAGGAGGTCCTGAAGGACATCGAATCCCCGGTTGTCGCCGCCGCGCAGACCATCGTCATCGACACGGGCGGCAGCTTCGTGACCTTCCTCCAGGACTGGGCCATGCGCAGCAACCCCTCCGTGAACAGGCAGAAGAACGGCGCGATCTCCCTCAAAGGCTTCGGCGCCGTCAAGAGTGAGTTCATCCGCTTCACCGGCTATGTGAAGGACGTGCTGAACAAGAACGTGATCTACGTCTTCCACACCGAGGAGAAGACCGACAAGGACGGCAACACCCAGCAGCGCCTTATGTGCGAGGGCGCGGCCAAGAACATCGTCTGGACGCCCTGCGATTTCGGCGGTTACATCCAGATGATCGGCCAGGAGCGGAGAATCTTCTTCTCCCCGGAGCAGGAGTTCTTTGCCAAGGGGTGCCACGGCATTACCGGAAACTACCCCATCCCGGCCCTGGGTCCCAACGTCCCCAACGACTTCCTGACGCGCATCTTCGACAAGGCCAAGGCAAACATCGCCGAGGAGACTGCCGAGTACATCCCGCTCAAAGAGAAGTACGACGCCGCCATTGCCAAGGGCAAGGAGATCGTCGCCGGCATCACCGATGTGGAGACCGCCAATGCCGCCATGCCGCAGATCAGCTCCATTGAGCACGCGCTCACGTCGAAGAAAGAGATCGGCGTGATGTTCAACGCAAGAATCCGCGAGCTCGGCCTTTTTTTCGACTCAGTTCTGAAGAAGTACACACCCGCTCCGAAGGAGGACTGACATGTTCCTGATCACGCAGAGCCTGCTCTCGTCCTGGGGGTACATGTACAACTGCAGGGAGGACGTGCAGGAGCAGGCCAAAGAGGACTTCATTCGTTCTCTGAACCGTGAGCCCATCCCGGCCAACGAAGCCATGCAGGCCGGCATCGACTTTGAGCGCCTTTGCTACTCCATCGCCAACGGCACCTTCTCCCCGGAGTTCGTCACCGATGGGACGGTCAATAAGTCTTCCTACGGCGACGGTGAGCTCATGGGCTACAACAAGTACCCGAAGAACTACGACGGCGCGAAGAAGGTGGCCGACATCATCCGCGGCGGACAGATTCAGGTCAATCTCCGGAGGCCGATCACCGTTGACGGCACCCGCTTCCTGATCCACGGCGTTCTGGACGTTCTGAAAGCCGGCGTCATCTATGACGTGAAGTACAAGGTCATGAGTTTCGGCAGCCTTTATCTCGCAGGAAGCTATCTGGACAGCCCGCAGCACCCGGCATACTTCTACCTTGTGCCGGAGGCCAGAGAGTTCCAGTACCTCGTCAGCGACGGTACGGACCTGTACGTCGAGACGTACACACGGGAGAACACCCCGTACATCGGAGATCTGATTGCGGAGTTCGTGACCTCCGTCAAGGGCATGGGGCTGTATGAGCTTTACACGGAGAAATGGCTGGCATGAAAGGGAAGCTAAAAGACCTGACCTTTGGCGCGCACGGTGAGCAGCACATCACGATCACCGTCACCCAGGACTTCCGGGAGAGCTTCGACGCCCTGAAAGAGAACGACGTCAACGTCACCATCAAGAAGTGGCGGGAGCCCAGGAGCAAAGATGCCAACGCCTACTTCCACGTCATCGTCAACAAGATCGCTGAGGCCATGAGCCTCAGCGACGACGAGGTAAAGAAAAGCCTGGTGGTGCAGTACGGCGCTCTGGCAAAGGACGAGAACGGCAACACCCTCGGCTGCATGCTCCCGGAAGCTGCCGACATTGAGGACTTCTACCCCTACACCCGCTGGTTCAAGTCCATGGAGCTCGACGGCAAGAAGTACAACTGCTACCTGTTCTACAAGCGGACGCACACCCTGGACACGAAGGAAATGTCCCGGCTGATCGACGGGGCAATCACGGAGGCCCGGCGCCTCGGCATCGACACGGATACGCCGGAGCAGATTGCGAGATACAAGGAGGAATGGAGACCGTGAAAGTGATCTGCCCATACTGCCACCGACCGGCAGAGCTGACGGACAGCAAGGAAATCTACGGCCGCAGTTACGGCAAAAAGGTGTGGATCTGCCGCGAATGCCTCGCGTGGGTCGGTTGCCAGAAAGGTACAAACAAACCGATCGGCCGGCTGGCCAACGCCGAGCTTCGGCACTGGAAGATGCTTGCACACGACGCCTTTGATCCACTCTGGAAGTACGGACGCTTCAGAGGTGACCGCGACGCAGCCTACCGATGGCTCGCCAGGCAGATGAGGAAGCCGCTCAACAGTGCGCACATTGGCATGTTCGACGTGAACGACTGCAAAACGGTCGTCGACCTCTGCCGCAAAGAAAGGAGTATTTGAAAATTGGATAACTCACTCAACACCTGCGTCATCAGCCTCGAAGAGTACGCACGGCTTATCCGCTGCGAAAACTTTCTGAAGCTAATCTTGTCACACGAGATCGACAAATCCTATCCGTCGCCGGCCGAAGAGCAGATCCGGCGCATTCAGAATCTTATGGAGCAGGAGGAGAAAAATGGATCTTAATCAAATTGTCCTGATCGGACGCCTTGTGCGCGATCCAGAGCTCCGGAAAACTTCGAATAATGTTTCTGTCGCTGCCTTCACCCTTGCCGTTGACCGCCCCAAAGCGGCCAACGGCGAAACGAAAACGGACTTCATTGACTGCATAGCGTGGCGCCAGACTGCCGAGTTCCTTTGCGGATACTTCGGAAAAGGCGAGCGGTGCGCCGTCTCAGGGCGGCTCGATATATGCGTGTGGAAGGACAAGAACGGAAACAACCGCAAGACGGCGGAAGTCATCGTTGAAAATGCGTACTTCTGCGAGAAAAAGAGCCGCGGAAACACGTCGGAGACGATGCCGGCTCTCGAAAATCCATCGCCTGGCTTCGAAGAACTCGAAGAAGACGACGGAGATCTGCCGTTTTGAGGAGGGAGAGTAAATGGCACGGGAACAATTTACGTTCTATCGCAGCTTTTGGGAAGCATGCAAAAACCTGAAAGACGCTGATCGTTTGTCCATGCTGGACGCTGTGTGCGCCTACGCTCTCGACGGCGAAGTCCGGCCGATGACCGGAGCTTCGAAGGGCATGTTCATCTTAATCAAACCCGTTCTTGATAATGCTGAAAGGAAATCAAGAGCGGGCTCGGCGAGAAACAGAAAAGAAACAAACGACGAACAGAACGCGAACAGAAGCGAAACAGAACGCGAACAGAATGACGTAATCACGCTGACATTCTGCGAACAAAACGCGAAGGAGAAAGAGAATGAGATAGAGATAGAGAAAGAGAATGAGAATGAGATAGAGATAGAGAGAGAGAAAGATATTTATATATCTCTTAAAGAAGAAAAAGAAAAAGAAGAAAAATCTGTCCGTCAGTCTTTCGAAAGCTCAGGACTCGAAAAAAAGGCCTTCGGCGAATACGTCCGCCTCGACCTCGTTGAATACGGCGAGCTCGTCAGGGAACTCGGGATAGACGCTTATTTCAAAGCGAAAAAGGCGGTTGACGTTGTCGAAAACGAAAACTGTGATGATTGGCCCGCGCTGATCCGGCAGGCTGCAAGAAAAGAGGGAATGCCATGACGACTGAAGCCGAGATGTTCCACGACTATCTGACGGGAGGCTGGGACGAGATTATGACGTTTCAGGAGTACAAGGACAGAGAGCGTGGCAGGCACAAAACAAATCCCAAGCCCGTATGCAGGTGGATGTCTGGAAACTTTGACGAGAAGATATGCTGCAACGTTTCGTCTCCTGCGCGTGCTGATGCCTGCCCGGTATCACTCCACCCGTGGATGTGCAGGTTTTACGAAAGGAGAAGAGGATGAACATGAAGAAGGTTTTTACACAAGTTGCAGCCCTCGCCGCGCTTATGGCGTTCTGCGCTCCGGCACATGCGATGCGGATGATGGACGTATATCCCGGCGAGCTTCCGCTCTGCGAGACCGTAAAAGCCAGTTGCAACTGCGCTTCTCGCAAAGATGAGGCGCCGGACATATTCGAACATGCGGAAGAAGAAACGACGATCTGCGAGGCGAGAGAGGCCTCGGATTTGGAGATCATCGCTTGCGTCGTTTACAACGAGGCTGGGTACGGATGCACTGACCGCCATCAGGAGCTCGTTGCCGCCGTCGTGGTTAACAGGGTATGCGACAACCGATTTCCGTCATCGGTGTACGGCGTAGTGACCGCGCCGTACCAGTACGACGTGGCCTACGCGACGTATGGCAGCTGGGCCATGACGCGGGCGATGCAGTCGGACGTGTGGGATCACTGTTTGGAGATCGCGGAGCGGGCATTGCGCGGTGAGATTGACTGTCCGGCGAATGTTCTCTTCCAGGCTGAATTCTTGCAGGGCAGCGGAGTCTACGAGATAGGGTATACCTCGTACTCAACGACGTATTTCTGTTACGGGTAAGGAGAACAGACATGAAAACAACCGATCTGACAACTACGGGCGGCAAGAGAGGAGGAAAACCATGCTTGTCACTTGTAAGGTAGACGATTGCAAACATAACGATGACGGGAGCTATCGGTGTGGATCGCAGCCGCCTACAAGGGAGGCTATCTGAAATAACATGGCCAGGAAGCCGCACTTCATCGACCAGAGCAAGAAGGAGCTGGTCAAGATCTTCGATGAGGCGTGTGCCAGACACAACCGCTGGACGGTCTGGTCTGACTTCATGGCGCTGATCGCCATCAGCATTTCAAACACCGTTGACAGCGCACACGCGGAGGAGCGGGAGAAAACCTACCTGCAGATTGCCAAAAAATACAACCGGCACGAAATAGAGTGCTGCTCCCGGATGTTCGCTGAGATCGTCCTCGGCATGGAGGCAAACCCGGATCAGGATTTCCTCGGAGACCTCTTCATGACGCTGGAGCTCAGCAACAGCCACGCGGGACAGTTCTTCACCCCGTACTGCGTGTGCCAGGCAATGGCGAAAATGACAGAGCCGGATATCCCTGGGCGCATAGAGCGTGAACACTGGATATCCGTCAGCGATCCGGCATGCGGAGCCGGTGCGCTGCTGGTGGCATTCGCCAACGAGTGCATGGCGCAGAAGGTCAACTATCAGACCTCGGTGCTGTTCGTGGCCCAAGACATAGACTTCGTGGTCGGCTGCATGTGCTACATCCAGCTCAGCCTCCTCGGCTGCGCCGGGTATGTGGTGATCGACAACTCAATCACGCATCCGTCAACGAGCTATGATCCCCGCGGCCTGATCCCCCGCGACAATGGGCAGATATGGTACACGCCCTTCTACTTCCGGGAGGAATGGCACTTCCGGCGCCAGTTCTTCCTGATCTCAAACATCATGCCTGCGCAGCAGGCAGAACAGCCGGCCACCGAGCCGGACCCACCCGCCCCGGAGCTTGTAGAGCGGAAAAGCGGTCAGCTCTCCTTCTTCTGAGGCATAACAACGATAGGAGGAAATGAACAATGACAAATGGCAGGAAACTGACTTGCTATGACTGCACGCATTATAATCCGAAAAACGAGGATTGCGATCTTGAACATAAAATCAAAGCTCTTTTTTACCCCTCTGACGGTGGGTGTGTAGATTTTAGCCAGCACCCTGAAAAGTCGTACTTCTCGCACGTATGCTGCGAAGTATGCGGTGGGATTTACAGGCCGGAAAAATCGCAGCACTACATCGCACGAGGAAAGGACACAGCGGGCGTTTTTGACAAACTCACAAAAGGCGAAGTCTCAATCTACGACGCTTACGACTGCCCGCATTGCGGGGCGCAGATGATCGCGCAGGAGCGAAAGAGGATATATGATGAGGCTGATTGTGTTTCAAAAGACGAGGACGACGCGGACGATGCGGACGACGAAGTAAACACTGCGCTTGAGGGGCCGCAGCCAGGCGAGCATATTCAATTCTGTGGGCAAGAGTGGGTGGCGCTCGGAATTGAGCAAGGCGGGCTGCTGGTCATCAAGGCAGAGCCGTTGCCGGAGAAAACGCCGTTTGACAAGGACGGAGTTACAGATTGGCGCAAGTCATCTCTGCGCAAGTACCTAAACGGCGAATATCTGGATAGTCTCGGCGACACGGGTGACGCGCTGCTTGAGTTTGAATCGGACTTGACGGCGGATGACGGCCGGAAAGACTACGGCACATGCAAGGACAAGGTTTTCCTGTTGAGCGATGCGCTTTATCGGAAATACCGCGAGAATATCCCGGCCTATGACACATGGTGGTGGACAATCACGCCTTATAGCCCGTTCTCTGACGGCAGCGAGCGCTTCGTCAACCCGTTCGGCTCGCTGGAAAAATTCTACCGCGCCAGCTATTCGCTCAGGGCCGTTCCGAGCCTGTGCCTCAATCTGTCATCGTTACGGTGAGGGAGGTAAAGGGGACATGAAGCCGGTTTTTATGGAAGTAACGCCAGACAAATACGAATTGCCCGTTGCGGTTGCAGACAGCGCGTATGAGCTGGCCGCGCTGCGAGGAGTCTGCGTGACAAATATCTTCCATGCGGTCAACCGCTCGGGGAATTATAGGCAGGCGAAAAAATCGAAATACATCAAAGTATGGGTGGAGGATGATCAATGACAGAAATTCGAGGCAATAGCGGCAATATGAAAGCATACAGGGTGTGGGACTCGGAAGCCGTTGAAGGTTACAGCACGGTAGTGTTTGCGGAAAACGCGAGTAAAGCAAAACGGATGGCAATGCGTACAGACACTTGCGAAGATGCTGAGTATATCAACATCAGGGCCAGACGCTTCCCGGAAATGGACGACAAGTACAGAGGCGCTTGGGAGATTGACTGGTACAACGACGATGACCGCCGTGCGCTTGTTGAGGCTTGGATGGTCGTGCTTAGAAACGAGCTGGGAATGCGACGGCTGTGCGGTACGGGGCATATGCAGTAAATGGGAGGATGAGACATGAGCGAATTGAAACCTTGCCCGTTTTGCGGCGCAAGCGGAAGAACGGCACTGATTTTTCAATACAACGAGGAAGAAGCGTATATCACTTGTAAATGCGGCGCACGCTTTAAGGCCAAAACGAAGCCGGAAAAATTTGAGCAAATAGAAGGTAATATTTATAGAAAAATTCCTCGCGTGTTAGCTGAAGATGTAGCGCGTGACGGATGGAACAGGAGGACGAACGAATGAGCGGTATCTATATCCCCGGCATGGAGATGCCGAAGAGCGGTTATAAAGTTGTCTATATCCATAGCAATGGAGGCGTTTTTGAGCCATCAAACTCAGAATACGTTTGGACCAAATTAGCAACCGCCATCCCCGTCCCCGACCACGGTCGCCTGATTGACGCAGATGCGTTGGAGGATATGCAGATGGAAAGATGTGATGCTGACGATGATTTTCGCATAAAAGAGCGCGTCGCTGGCCGAAACAGAATTAGGAAACGGATATTAGAAGCCCCTACTATCATTGCAGCAGATAAGCAGGAGGGTGAATGATGCATAAGCCGATTTATGAGCCGAAAGGCAAGGCGAAGGAGTACGGAGACCTTGCCATCAACATCTACACAGGCTGCCCTCACCGTTGCTATTACTGCTTCGCGCCGGGGGTGCTGCACCGAGATAAAGAAGAATTCCATTCGCGCGTCGATCCGCGCCCCGGCATCATCGAGGCCGTCAGGAAGCAGCTTGAAGCCGAGCAGATTACCGGGAAACTCATTCACCTGTGCTTCACCTGCGACCCGTACCCGACCGGCTACGACAGCACCGCCACGCGGGAGGTTATCAAGCTGTTGAAAGAGGCTGGAAACCATGTGCAGATACTCACCAAGGGCGACGGGAGCCGTGATTTTGACCTGCTGGACGGTGAGGACTGGTACGGTGTGACTATTGATGGTAGCAGCGTTCCGAGAGAATCGTATCGGATTCTGGATTTGTGCGAGGCGCAGCGTCAAGGGATCAAAACGTGGATATCTTTTGAGCCGGTGATTGACGGAGAAAACGTACTGGAGGCAGTAGAAGCTTGTTCTTTTGTTGACAAGGTGAAAATCGGCAAGCTCAACTACTTCCCGTCAGATATCGACTGGGCTGACTTCGGGAGACGAGCCGAAGACCTCTGTCAGAAGCTCGGCCTCGACTACTACATCAAGGACAGCCTGCGGGCAGAAATGGAGGGTCGGAAATGAATGAGGCCCGGAAGTACGTCGCCGTTAGCATCAAGCACACGGAGTACAAGTGGAAGTTCGGAAAACCTTGCATTCTGTGGGGGTATCACCAGACGGAAGACGAAGAACCACGATGCTTCTCGGACTATACGATCTACCTGTCGAAAGCAGAGCGATATGCCCTCGGCGATTTCAGAAAGGAAGGGTACGGCAGCGACATCCTCGACAAAACAGCCGTCTCCCTGTCCGTCGACTTCTGCAAAAAGTGGAAGAAGTATGACACCGTGCTTGTGGAGGCGGAGCAATACTATCACTATTGCATGGCTGCAGGGTTGGAGATCGGCCTGGCGAAGGAGACAGAAGCATGAGCAAGTGCAAACGATTTTGGAAATATTACATCAAAGGTGAATACCACTGCGACACATGCCCGTTCAGTTGGGAAGAACGCGGAATGGAAGACGCAGATGCCGGTTGCTATATCAGAGGTGAATTATGGGACACTTGCCGCCTGCTTCCTCCGCTTCGGTTCCTTGTCGGATGGGGGCGTAGAAAGAAAACCTTGTACTATAAATATCATGAGTATGATGGTTTTGCGGAGTTTGTCGAAGAGTTGGATCGTCAAGATAGAGAAGTTGAAAAAGCATTGTACAACTATCTCAACATATACGGATATGGCATCGTGCACGCTTCACAAGGGAAAGCTGTCTTTCAAAATGACGATCATGAAACGCTGAAAGAATACAGCGGAATATACAGGCTGGCATCAGATCTTCGAGACGTCTTCGCCCCGGTTAAGTATGAGCCGTTGAAATCCCGTTGGAAAGAACTCATCAAAGAAACTTGGAACAGATTCTTGATGATCTTCAAACCGTATTTTTGCAAGTAAAGGAGAGGAAGATATGAGAGTAAGACCTATCCTATTCAATACCCCGATGACACAGGCGATACTCGACGGGCGAAAGACAGAAACGCGGCGCTTGGTACATCCGGCACATATAGCCGCCTTGCAATACCCGGCACGGTTATCTCGCCCGGAAATGACCGATCTGGATTATCTGAACAGATATGCGTCCGCGAAATACTACGTCGGCGATATCCTATATGTCCGCGAGACGTGGGGAACATGGAGCCCGACGCTCGGAACAATGCCAAGGATATACTACCGTGCAGACGATGACGCACCGGACAGCATTGAGTGGAAGCCATCGATCCACATGCCCAAAGAAGCGGCGAGGATCTTCTTGCGCGTAACTCACAACAGAGTCGAGAGATTGCAGGACATCACAACTGACGGCGCAAAGAGAGAGGGTGCCGAAACCGCAGAATGGGATGAGCTTCAGGAGAAAGCCGGTGTCGTAGGGCTAATGACGTGCACCCTGAGGGAATTCTTCGGCCATTACATCTGGAACAGAACGCTTCGAGGCGAGGAAAACTATGAAAAGTATGGCTGGGACGCAAATCCATTTGTGTGGGTACACGCTTTTGAGCGGATCAGCTACGAGGAGGCGATGGAATGACAGTCCAATGTAACAAATGCGGAGAGTATTTCACTGTGCTCCGCGAGGGGATCATGGTCTTGCAGGATGACGGATATGATGTGACCTATTTCGTATGCCCGCACTGCAAAGAAAAATATCTAATCTGCATCTTTGACAAGCGGACACGATGCAAATAATCCGGCAATATGGCCAGCGCAAGGCAATGGCAGAGAACGGATGGACTGTGGCGGAGTTCATAAAAGAGTTCGGAAAGAACTACTTGAATAACGAAAGAGAGGAGGCGACAGCATGTCAAAACCACGGTATAAGTGGTGGTCATACGTCAAATGGATGATCCGCTTATATCCAGAGCGAAAAGAAGAGATCAGGCGACGGATGGAGCCTTCCGTCACGCCAAAGTACAATGCGATGCCGGGCGGGACGGACGTATCCAGAACGACCGAACAGCTTGGGCTCGTTTCTCTCGGGAAGACGATAGACAAGGAAGTTGAGGCTGTCGAGAGGGCAATCGAGGCCACAAATAGAATGAAGGACGGAGCCGGGAGGCTGGACCTGATCCGCCTCGTTCTCTGGGCCGGGACACACACGCTGCCCGGAGCATGCGTTGAGTGCCACGTTTCAGAGCGCACCGGCAGACGGTGGCACACGGATTTTATACATCTTGTGGCAAGGAATTTCGGCCTGGAATAAAAATTGGCCTTAAAAAGCCAAATGGCCATGGTATTATGATAGCGTAATATTCTTATCATAGACAAGGAACCTGTGCTTTGAGGCTTTCGCCGGCCTGTGAGAAGCTCAGGCTTCTTGTCTTTTTGACTGTAACTCCTTTGAATATGCCGCGAGCATGAGCGGCGACAAAGGAGGTCTTTCAAATTCTTTATCTGCAAACGAACGTATTTGAAGAGGCAATCAACCGCATCCGTTTCCTGTTCGACAATCACGATGACGTGATCGTGAGCATGAGCGGCGGAAAAGACTCAACCGTCCTGTTCCATCTTGCCCTCATGGTGGCACAGGAGCGGGAGAGGCTGCCTCTCAAGGTCTTCTGGCTCGATCAGGAAGCTGAATGGCAGGCGACGGTCGACTACATGACGGGTATCATGCACCGTAATGACGTCAAGCCGTACTGGTTCCAAATCCCGTTCGATTTCACCAATAGCCTATCGCCAGTGGCCAACTTCATCCACGTATGGGGGCAAGAGAAAGAGGATTTATGGGTACACAAAAAGGACCCGATATCCATCAAAGAAAACCCGTCCAAGTATAACCGATTTCACGACCTCGTGAACGAGTTGCCACGATGCTGCACGGATTCAAATAACTGCGCTGTTTTGGTAGGCATGCGGATTACGGAGTCGCTAAACCGGCGCGCGTGTATTGCGCACGGACAGGTTAGGTACAAGGGCATCACATGGTGCAAGGCGAAGAAAGGGCCGACGCAAGTCTTCTGGCCAATCTACGACTTCACAAATGATGACATATGGACCGCGCTTGCGAAAAACCGCTGGCCATATAACCGCATCTACGATTACCAGTATCAGGCGGGAATGGCCAAGCAGAGCATGCGCGTGTCTGCACTTATCCACGAAACAGCCTGGCACAGCATCGAATTTCTCCAGGAATTCGAGCCAGAAACATACGATCGCTTCGTGAGGAGGATCAGCGGGGTCAGCACCTTCAATCACGCATTCGACAGCGAGTGCGTGATACCGAAGGAGCTGCCCTTTGCTTTTGCCTCATGGCGAGAGTATCGGGACTATCTGCTGGAGCACATTACAAAGCCGCAATATTGGGATCTCTTCAAAAACCGCTGGAAGAAACAGAACAGCGAAGAGTGGTACAAAGTCCACATTCGAGAAATCCTCGTGAACGATATTGACGGCACGATAAACTCAAATGCTCATAGCAGAATCCACCTGGCAGAGAAAAAGCAGGACTCGATTTATCACATGCGTGATAAGGCGCAGTTCCTCGCAGCGAAGGGAGAAAAAACAGATGATTAAGGACCAGCCTGTCAACAATGTGCAGTGGATCCCTGTCAAGAAGATCCACGCGAACAATTACAACCCGAACAGCGTAGCACCGCCCGAGATGAAGCTTCTGTATACGTCCGTAAAGGCTGACGGATACACGCAGCCAGTCGTGGTAATCTACGATGACAAAAAAGACCGATACGTGATCGTTGACGGTTTCCACCGGTACAGCATCATGCGGCGCTATCCGGACATCTACGCCATGTGTGAGGGAAAGCTCCCATGCGTTGTGCTGGAGGGGAAGACCATGAACGACCTCATGGCATCGACGGTCAGGCACAACCGCGCACGCGGGAAGCACTCAATCAACGGCATGAGCAACATCGTCATGGAAATGCTGCTCAACGGCGCCTCTGATTTGGAGGTATGCAATCAGCTCGGCCTCGAAGCCGAGGAGCTCGTGCGACTGAAGTACATCACTGGATATGCCAAGCTCTACGAGAACAGCGAGTACAGCAGGGCAAAGATCAGTGAGAAGCAGGCGGCAGTTTCTGCCGAGTACAGAAAGGAGCAGGAGCTATGATACAGGTTGTTGACGAGATTGTCATGAAAGGGCTGCAAGAGATCAAGCCGTATTTCCGTAACCCCAGAAGAAACGACAAAACCGTAGATGCGCTTGTAAAACTGATCCCGCTCGCCGGCTTCAATGTTCCCATCCTGATCGACGAGGACAACGTGATCGTTAAAGGTCATGCTCGTTATAAAGCCGCGATCAGGCTCGGCCTTGAGAAAGTCCCGTGCGTGGTAACACATGCAAGCGAGGAGAATAAAAACCTTGACCGCCTGGCCGACAACAAGGCGTCTGAGCTTTCCGAGTGGATCAGCGACGACCTGCTTCACGAACTGGATATGCTCAACACGGATTTTGACATCACGATGCTTGGCTTCCCCGCGCTGAACGTAGACGCTATATTTTCCGCCGAGGCGCCAGACCTCGGCGCTTTTGATATCCCGGAAGACAAGCCGACCGAAAATGAACAGGAGCGACGCGAGCGTTATCAACAGTTCCTTGAGTCTCAGCCAAAGGCTCCTCCTCCGGAACTGATCACCAGCGAAGACAGCATTCAGAAAGCGATACAGCAGCAGCGCAACATTCCGGAAAAACCGAAGCGATATTTTAAGATGGTTTGCGAGAACTGCGGCCACATCATGTTCATGGCAGAAGGAGAGGCACAGTTCGAAGACCGATAGGCGAAAGCTCACACACCGGAGGTGTACGAATTGAAGCCGATAGAAAAGATACCCGTGTATATGCGGATACGGAACGGCATAACGGTTTGCATCTGCCACGTCTCTGCCAAGAGATGCAAGCTGCCGTGCGAACGCGGAGAGGTCTCCAGAGACCGCTATGAGCAATGGCAGGAGACAATGAAGCGGGAAAGGTACGGAAGATGAAGCCCGGGTATCATCCAAAGGCATGGGATACTCCAGAAAAAAACGGAGGCTCCCTAAAAAAACAGGGCTTCTATCACAAACCCGCATGGAGACGTGCCAGGCTGCTCGCATTGCAGCGAGATCACTATCTCTGCCAGGCGTGCCTGAAAAAACGACGGATCACAAAGGCGACAGAGGTACATCACATCCGGCCGCTTGAGGATTATCCGGAGTTGGCGCTCGATCTGACAAACCTTCAATCGCTGTGCTGGAGCTGCCACGAGGAGACGAAGCCTCACGGGAAGCGAGAGACAAAAGCTCCAAAAGGTGTAAAGGTAATCAAGATATCGAACGGAGAGAACGAGTAACCGGGCAGGGGAGGGGCGCCAGATGTTTCTGACACCCCCCTACCCGTAAAAGAAACGTGTCGCGCTATTGTAACCGCTGCGCCCTCTTCCTTTGTATCGAGATTGTTCGCGAAAGTTTTTTTGGACGAGAGCGAGCGGAGGCAAATACGGCTCTGCTGCAGGCGCTCGTCCTCTGTGCGGTCTTTTCTCTCGTTGGACGAGCTTCCATATGGCAAAAAGAAAAACGCAAAGGAGGGGACGCAAATGGCCCGCATTGAAGAAATCACATCCGAAAACGCAGATGTTGCCGAAAAGAGCGCCGACGAGCTGCTCTCAATGAACGAACAGGCAAAAGTCATCTTGGAAAAAGCCAGGGCAAAGGGCATTGAACATACATTCATGTTCACAACCACCTTCCAGAGGTATGTTGAACTGATCTCCCATATGGCCGATTTGCAGAAGTCCATCAAAGAAGACGGGCTGATGGTCACCAAGGAATATGTCAAGGGTCGCACAAATCTTTACGTCCATCCCGCTGTCGGGGCATACAATCAGACGGCAGCACAGGCCAACAATACGGCAAAAATCCTCATGACATTCATTGTGCAGCCGCTTTCTGACAGTGAGGACAAGGACGATTTCGATATCTTTTGAGATGGGAGGCACTTATGAGCCTCGAAGTCATACCCAGCCTCATTCAGAGCTGCGGTGCATTTCAATTTGCGCTCGACGTCACAGAGGGAAGGATCGTTTCAGGAAAGAAGCGGATACTGGCGTGCCAGCGCTTTATTGATGAACTTGTCCTGTCCTATACTGATCCGCAGTATCCGTGGGAATTCGATGTCTCCAAGGGATACCGGCCGATAGATTTCATTGAAAAATTCCTCGTTCCGACCAAGGGCGCATACTCCCGAACAGAGCTTTTGCCGTGGCAGCACTTTTGCGAGGCCAATATGTACGGGTGGATTTCCAGAAAAACCGGATACAGGCGCTTCCGCGAGGTGCTGATTATCGTCGGACAGGGAAACGGCAAAAGCACCATGATCGCCGGGAACGCGGCATTCGGACTGACAAAGGATAATGAGCGCGGAGCGGAGATATACGCCCTGTCGAACTCGCGCGAACAGGCACGTATCGTCTTCAACGAGTGCTCTGCACAGATTGCGGGCTCTCCGGTGCTGTCAAAGCACGTGAAAATCACGCAGGATGGCATCTTTTTCAAGAACTCCAAATTCCAACCTCTCGCATCTGACAGCAAAAACCTTGACGGGCGCAATGTTCATATGGGCGTCTTCGACGAGATACAAGGGTACAGAGACTACAAGTTGATCAATGTCATCAAGGGCAAAACCAAGAAGCGGAAACAGCCCATGATTACCTATATTACGACCCTTGGGACGGTCATCGACGGCCCACTGATGGACTTTTACGTCCTTGGCAGTCAGATATTGGCTGGAGATAAGGCAATATCCCAGCGAGCGGCGGACAGAATGTTCGTCTACATCGATGAGATTGACGAAGACGACGATCCGTCTGACCCGGCGTGCTGGCCAAAGGCAAACCCGTCAATCGGGAAACTGCTGGACATCGAAGACCTCAAGGACGAATGGGAGCGCGTAAAGACAATTCCGGCAGAGCGGGGGAACTTTATCAACAAGTCGCTCAATGTTTGGACATCGGTGGATGAATTGTCCTATCTGGATATAAAAACCATCCGAAAAAACTGCCGCACCTACGATATGCAGCGCCTTTTGGGCGCCAGATGCTATGGCGGCTTCGATCTTGGAGAGACGGAGGACTTTACTTCCGCATGCCTTGAGTTTCCGCTTCCGTGCAACGACTTCTTTCTGCTGGAGCATTCCTGGACAACGGAAAAGAAGGTGGAAGTCGATCACGAAAAGCTCGACTGGGATATGCTCGTCCGCGGCGGCTGGCTTACAGTCTGCTCCGGCGAGTACGTCGATTACAACTTGGTCGTGGAGTGGTTCTTGGAACAGAGAAAAAAGTATCGAATCGAGACAATAGGGTACGATCCGGCAAAAGCCTACATGATGGTTCAAACCATGAACGAAAAGGGCTTTGTCCTGAATGATGTCCGGCAGGGAGAGATTACGTTGACAGCCCCGCTTGATCATCTGAAAGAACGGTTTCTCGATGGCAATATCATTCACAACAACAACCCCATGTACAACTGGTATCTTGGCAATGTGAAACTCACAAAACGGTCCGCGAATGCGACATATTTGCCAACAAAACAGTCAAAATACAGGAAAATTGACGGCTTTGCCGCACATTTGGACGCACATACAGAGTTCATGCGGAGAAATCCCCTGTATATCCCGCGTGACAAAAATCTCACTACAGTAATCAGCCTGTCGAGGTGACGCCTATGAGCATTTTTAAGTATTTCCGGACGCGCCGGAGAAACCGAATTATTGATAAATATCTGGAGACGGCAAAGAGTACACCGAGCAAGCTGAAGCTTACATCACCGTGGATTCCGCGTTGGCTGCGCGGAGATTACACGCTCAAAAACAGCGAATTGATCTTTGCGGCCGTATCGAGGATATCAAATTCTCTTTCCGCCATGCCTATTCAGCTCTATAAAGGGGCGATGCCGGTCCGGAACGAACTCAATGACATGGTTTCATTTAGCCCAAACTACTACATGACGAGCTGCCAGTTCTTTAAGACTATGGAGGCTTGCCGCAGCACATCCGGCGACTGCTACGCGTTGAAGATCTTCGCCCCTGGATCATCTGGCCCGGTTCGTCTGGACATTCTCGACCCTTCGAAGGTCAGACCGATTATTGAGGAGAATTCCAGGGAGCTTTACTGGGCAATTACTCCGGAAAAGGGCCAGACGTTCTATGTGCATGATTACTATATGGTCCATGTGCCGTTTATCAGCACAAACGGGATCGGAGGCATCAGCCCCGTTTCCGTTTTGTTTGATACACTGCAGTACTCTGACAACATTCAGGCGTTTTCTGCAAATCAGCTTGAGCGAGGCGTTAACTCGTCCGTCGTACTGGAGGCTCCGTCAAATCTCGGCCCAGATCAGAAAGACCAGATGATCGAGGACTTCATGGAAACCTACAGAAAGACGTCCGGGAACATCCTGCTTCTTGAGTCAGGCGTTACGGCGAAAGCGATGAATATGTCTCCGGTAGACAGTAAGCTCTTCGAGGTTGAAAAGATTACCCGCAGCAAGGTGGCGATGGTTTATAACCTTCCTCCACATTTGATGGGTGACTATTCCGACACGTCTTTCAGTTCACAGGAGCAGCAGATGCTCGAATTCCTCATGCTGACAATGTTGCCCATCGTGACTGCCTACGAGCAGGAGCTTGACCGCAAGCTGCTGACGGCGCCGTTGAGGAAGAAAGGCTATCATTTCAAGTTCAATATGGACAGTATTCTCCGGGCAGATGCGGCGACACAGGCCGAAGTCGATTATAAAGCCGTCCGCTCTGCGTGGAAGACGCCTGACGAGATCAGGGCGGCGAGGAACATGCCTGCGCTACCCGGTGGCATCGGAAGATATGCGCTTGTGTCGCAGGATCTGGCCACGCTGGACTATACCGTCACAGAGAAGCCGAAAGTCCTCTCTGCAAAGATCAATCCGCAAACCGAAGATGACGAAACGTCCGCAACCGATGACGAATAACCGTCATCGGTTTTTATATACCCCATGGTGATTACGACAGGAAAGGAGTGCGAAGATGAGAGTAGAGAAAGCAAAAAGTCTCAGCGTGAAAGCGCTGAATCCAGCTGATGATATTGGCCTGATCAACCTGCTCAGTATTCGGCAGCTCGGACCGGATGAAGTCTATTGCTTTTCGGTGGTAATGTGCGACAACGACGTAGACCGCGACTTGGAACGCTTCACTGACAGGACGCTGGAAGACCTTGCGCCGATGTTTGTTGGCAAAACGGTCATCAGCGATCACCGTTGGAGCTCTGGCGGTCAGATCGCGCGGATCTATGCGACGGAAGTCAAGACCGGCACCGAGAACAATTCCGCGGGAGTCCCGCTCAAGCAGCTGATTTGCAGGGCGTACATGCTGAACAATGAGACGAACAAAGCTACTATCGAGGCAATTGAAGGCGGCATCCTCAAAGAAGTTTCTGTCAGCTGCGCGGTTGGGCAGCATAACTGTTCACTCTGCGGCGAGCCGATGGAAATCAACTGGTCCACGTTTACCTACGAGTGCAAAAACCACCATCAGAAGGGCGAGACATATCCGGGCGAAGGCTTGTGCGTCGTCCTCCTGGAAGATGCCAAGGACGCCTTCGAACTGAGCTTCGTCGCCGTGCCGGCACAGCGGAACGCTGGCGTGACGAAGAGCGCAGAAAACCTTGATGATGCATTTGATGTGCTTCTGTCCTGCACGGACTTGAGCGATCATCCCAAGTTCGGCGAACTTCTTCAGCATATGCAGAAGTCCACCATGAAAGCCGCAGAGCGTGAGGAGCGGCAAAAAATCCTCACAGAAAACAAAAAGTTTATTCAAAAACATGAAAGGATGTAAAAGCTATGACTCTGTTTGAAATCAAAGAAAAGATGGCCACTATGCAGGCTGCGATCAACGCCGACGCCACTTGGCTTTCCGAGAAAGCCGCCGATCCCACCGTCAAGATGGATGAGATCAACGAGAAGAAAGCGCATCGTGACGAGATGCAGGCGCGCTATGACCTGCTTAAGGCCGAGCATGACGCGCTGGAAAAGAAGCAAATGGAGGACCTTGTCATTCAGGGCAACAGGGCGGCCGGCATGACCGAGAAGGATGCCAAGATCAAGGTAAAGGCCGCCTTCTACCGCGATGCCATGAATGGCGTGACCGGGAAGAGCTACGAGGGCCTCGGCGCCATTCCTGCGAATACCGCAGACCTCGGCTATGGCGAGCATCTGCTGCCCAAGAACGTCTCCAGCGACCTGCTCATGGAGCCCAAAGAGACGAATCCGCTGCGTTCCATCGTCCGCGTGACCAACATCACCGGCTACGAGGAGCCCAAGCTCGGCTTCACCATCGAAGACGCCGATATCGCCGATGTCGCTGACACGGCCACTGCGAACGAGATCGCCTTGACTGGCGACAGCGTTGCCTACGGCCGCCTGAAGATGAAAGTCTTCGCAACCATCAAGGACACCGTTATGCACGGCACCGACACCGACCTGGTATCTGCTGTCGAAAGCCGTCTGGGCTCCGCGCTGGAAAAGAGAGAAAAGTACTTTGCGTTCCAGTCCGCCGCGTCCATTTACAACAGCGGCACGGTCGACTCTGTCCACCGTCACATGAGCTTCTACGACTACACCGGCGCCTACTCCGCTACGCCTACCTACGCCATCACGGCCAAAGAGGGTGCAACCATGTACGCCGCCATCGTCGCAGCTCTGAGCGATCTGGCCGACGACTACGCTGCCAACGCCAGCATCGTCATGAAGAAGAGCGACTACTACGCCATGATCCAGACGCTGACGAATGACGCCGAGACGCTGTTCGGCTCCAAGCCCGCATCCATTCTTGGCGTGCCTGTCATTTTCTGCGACAAGGCTTCCATCCCCGTCGTCGGCGACTTCAGCTACTACGGCATCAACTACGATATCGGCTCCGTCTACGAGACCGATAAGGACGGCAAGAAGGGCGAGTACTACTTCATCTTCACCGCCTGGGGCGATCAGCAGATCCGGCTCAAGAGCGCGTTCCGCCTGGCCATCGTAAACCCTTGAACGCGAACCTTTCGGGGCTGACGATTGGTTCGCTTGAGCTCACGCCGTCCTTCGACCCCGATGTGACGGAGTACACAGCCACCACGGAAAACGCGTCCAATAAGGTCACGGCAACAGCTGCGGACGAGACTGCCAGCATCCTGATCAAGAACGGATCGACCGAAGTGACAAACGGCGGAAACGCCAGCTGGAGCCTAGGCGAGAATATCCTGACGATCAAGGTCACAGACGGCCGCGGCCCGACGCTTGAGAAGACCTACACCGTAACCGTTACCAAATCCGAATGAGAGGTGACGGCGGATGGCAGTATCGGTTAATGGCTTCCGGGAGTATCTGAATCCCACGCCCGAGACGACGGACGCACAGCTCGAGAACTGGATTGCTGCCGCCAAATCTGAAGCTCGCACGGCAGGAGTCCCCGACTTCCAGAATAACGCCCAGTATGACCTGTTCATCATGGCGCTTGCCGCATGGAACTACGACAACCGTGGACTGCAAGTCTCCGGCACGTACCAGGCAACCGCTCTGGAAACGAAAAGAAAGATGGTGGACTCCTTTGTGCTCCAGCTCAGATATGCCACCGAGGACGGTGAGGGCGCATGAGCAAATCCGCAAACCCCGGCGAGCTGCGAACGCCGATCACGGTCATCCGCATCGTGCGAACGACTGACAGCGAGGGATACCCGTCCCAGCATGATGTCAACGTGTTCGGCGAAGGGAAGATGGTCTACGTGAAATGGGTAAACGTGCATGGGACCGACGCCTATATCGCAATGCAGCTTCAGGCGCGGGAACCGGCCACTATCACATGTCGATATTCCGCGCAGATTACCAAAGACTGCCTGATCTATAAGGGCTCCGATCCGGAGCCCTTTGAGATCGAGTCAATCGACAACGTAGAGGAGCGCGGCAGGTGGATGGAGATCAAAGTTAAACGACGGGAGGCGGCGAGATGAGCGTAGACAGCAGAATAGTAGCCGCACTCGCGCCGTTCGGCTATAACGTCGCCAACACCGTAAGCTATGCAAAGGGGAAGACCTATTTCGCGTTCAATTATGAGACCGTCCCTGCCGACTTCGGAGATGACGCGCCGCAGCATGAACGGTATCTGATCCAGATACATTTTTTCTGCCCGCTGAATGTGAATATCACTTCTACGAAGAGGAGCGTAAAGCAGATGCTCTATGCGTCTGGATTTACGTGGCCGTCTACGGAAGATGCTTCCGACAGTGACGGCCGGCACATCGTGTTTGAATGCGAGGTTTCCGAAGGGGTTGATTTTGATGGCGACGCTTGATACGAACGGTCTTGAAGAGCTCATTCTCGATCTGAACGGACTCGCACAGACACCTTCAGACGTTATCGACAACATGCTGATGGCCGGAGGCGAAGTGATCAAAAAAGGACACGAGCGGGAGCTGCAGTCGCTCGGCCTTGTCAAGACTGGACGTCTAAAATCGTCAATCACGATCCACAAGAAACGGAGCGGAAGCTCACGATATGTTCTGATTTACCCATACGGATCGCATCACCAGTACAACAAAAACCGCGGCGGAGTCGCCACAGCAACGAATAACGACGTCGGCTTCGTTCTGGAGGTCGGCGGGCATGGGATACATCCGCGGCAATGGATGCGTGTGGCAAATGAGAAGAACATCGACGCGGCAGTCGATGCCGAATACAAGGTCTATGACCTGTTTTTGAAAACCAAAGGACTATAAGAAAGGAATGATCAATAATGGCTGAATTTGGAGCCAACTACCCCTGCTTTAAGGACAATTCCGAGAGCGTCGGCGTTGTCCTCGGAAAGCTGGTCAGCGCCAACCTGACCGTCAACAACGCAAGCGGAGAACTGTACGCCGATGATGCTCTTGCCGAGCAAGTGTCCGAATTCGCGTCTGGCTCGCTTGCGATGGAAACGGACGATCTGTCTGACGCCAACGCCAGCAAGGTGTACGGCTGCACCGTGTCCGGAGGCGAGGTAACCTTCAACAAGGAAGACACTCCTCCCGAAGGAACGCTCGCATACTACAAGGTGCTGAGCCGTGGCGGTGTGAGATACTACAAGGCGTTTGTTTATCCCCGCGTCAAGGCGCAGGTCGGTAACGACAACGCCCAGACGCGCGGCAGCTCCATCACGTTCCAGCCCGCCACGACGACGTTCACCGTTATGTGCGACGACAGCGGCAACTGGAGGAAGACCAAAACCTTTGACAGCAAAGCAGACGCTGTGGCCTATGTGAACACGGCGTGCGCCATCTCCAGCTGATTACGCCTTCTCTGCGAGGCACAAGGTGCGGGGCATAGCTCAATATGCCCCGCATCGTAAAATGCAAGGAGCGCCGCAGCAGCGGCGCGAACGGGGGAGAAAAAATGGACAAACTCGTGCCCGTTGTAATAAACGGTGATGCACACTATCTCAACTACTCGATTGAGGTCATGTTCGACGTAAACGATAAATACGGAGGTATCCGCGAGGCTCTGGAGCTGATGTCCGGCGACAAAAGAGAGTCGTTTGAAGTTGTGCGGTGGTTTCTGGTGCACATGGCCAATGACGGCGAATTGTGCCGCCGCATGCATGGGTATGATAATGGTCCGATGCTCGAGGAAAAAGACGTGTCCCTGCGCATCAGCCCTTTGGAGTACGCCACGCTCAAATCCGCGGTGGTCGACGCGATCAACCGCGGCTATCTGAGAGAGACAGCTGATCCAAATCAGGAAGTCGATCTCGGATTGGAGGAAATAAGATCAAAAAAAACAGAGGCCGGGGGATAAGAGCGCGGCATAACTATGACGCCGTAGTCGTTCTGCACTTGACGCGGCGCGAGTTCTACCGCATGAACCCCGGCCTTTTCTATGACATGGTGCAGATATACAACGACAGCCACCGCACGAATGCGGAGGCTGTCGATTCTGATTAATTGGCTTATGCGGATTTTTGCTGCGCACGAAACAGGTCGCGCCATAAGTCCTTGTTTCGCGTCTGAACAATCAGGTCAATATCGCGATAGGTTTTCTCAGGGTACTTTTCAAGAATGCGGTGTAAGCGGTAGCTGTAATGCTCTATATCGGCATAACTGCCCGGGTAAGAATCGCAAACGTCCCAAACTGCATGAAGGAAGTCTGCGCCTCGGCGGTTGATCTCTCCAATTTTCTTTTCCTTGCGGCGTTTGCACGCGCATTCGATCAGAGCAAGGATGATTCCCGGAAGCAGAAACGCCAGCGAGATCGGTACATATGGGATCAGCATATTGGTCCCTCCTTTTAGAGAATTATAGAGCATTTCACGCGAAATGTCAAGAAACGGGGTGGCAGAGTGCCTACAAGAGTTATATCGACGAAGTTTGCAATCCAGGGCGAGTCTGAATACAGATCGAGCGTGTCACGGATCAACGGCGAAATCAAAGCTCTGCAATCCGGCCTGAAACTGGTAGAGAGCCAGTATCAGACGAATGCCAACAGTCTGGAAGCTCTGACCGCAAAGCACGACGCGCTTCAGAAGGTGCAGGAAGCGCAGAAGCGGAAGGTTGACGAACTGCGCTCCGCACTGGAGAACGCCAAAACTGCCGAGACGACGTATACCCAGCAGAAAGAGGAACTCAGCTCCAAAATCGCCGAGAACAACAAGCGGCTTGAAGAACTGAAAAAGACAGCCGGCGACACGTCGGAAGAGGAAAAGAAGCTCAACGAGGAAAACAAGTCCCTCACCGAGCAGCTGCAGCGGTGCGAAGAAAATCTGACGGCAACAGAAAAAGGGATCAGCCGTTGGGAAAACCAGCTCAACAATGCCGAGATCGCGCTGAACAATACGGACGCAGAACTGCGACTGAACTCCGAATACATGGAGGAAGCCAAAAACAGCACGGACGGCTGCGCAACCTCCATTGACCGCTTCGGGAAACGTACAAAGGAAGCGTCTGACGCCACAGACAAGCAGAGTGCAGCTATTGGATCGCTTGCGGCAGCCCTTGTTGCGTCCGGCATTAAGAAAACCGTCCAAGAGGTTGCTGAGGCATTGGAGGCTTGTGTCTCTGCGTCGGCTGACTTTGAATACGCCATGAGCGGTGTCGCGGCCATCGCCTCCGCCTCCTCTGGTGAGATGAAAGCCCTGGCTGAGAAAGCCAAGATGATAGGAGCGAGTACAGTTTTCACCGCTGGTCAGGCAGCCGATGCGCTTCAGTACATGGCACTGGCCGGATGGTCCGCGGAAGAAATGCTCTCCGGCATCGACGGCGTGATCTCACTGGCCGCTGCGTCTGGTGAAGATCTGGCAAGGGTATCCGACATTGTAACCGACTCCCTGACGGCGTTTGGCATGTCTGCGAACGACACACAGCACTTCGTCGATATCCTCGCCAAGACGGCGGCAAGCTCCAACACAACGGTCACCATGCTTGGAGAGGCAATGAAATACGCCGCACCTGTTGCCGGCGCGCTCGGTTACTCTGTGGAAGATGTATCCGTGGCGATGGGCCTGATGGCCAATAATGGCATTAAGGGCAGCATGGCAGGCACTACTCTCCGAAACGTCTTTTCCGCACTGACGGGAGAGGTCAAATTGAGCGGTCAGGCATTCGGAGAAGTGGAGATCACCACGTCAAATGCAGACGGCACGATGAAGAGCCTGTCTGAAACGCTCAACGAGCTGCGCGGGTACTTCGACCAGATGACCGACGTCGAGAAGACGAACAATGCGCAGGCTCTTGCCGGGACACGGGCATATGCCGGACTGCTGGCTATTCTTAACTCGACAGAACAGGATTATGCAGGCCTGACCACAAAGATCAAAGAGTCCACTGGCGCGGCAAAGGCCATGGCTAATACCCGCATGGACAACCTCAAGGGCGACGTTACGCTGCTGGACAGCGCATTCGACGCACTCAAGATCGAGGTGGGCGATCAGCTCAACCCTGCCATTCGGGAATTCGTGGAGAGTGGTACAGATATTACCGAGTGGGCTACGCAGTTTATTAAGGACCATAAAGAACTCGTGCCGATCATTTCAGCCGTTACGGCCGGACTGGCAACATTGACGGCAATTGTACTCGGATACACGGTTGCTGTTAATTTGGTTATCCCTGCACTAAAGGCTTTTTTCGCGGCCTTGGCCAGCAATCCTGTTCTGCTGGTGGCAACAGCCATCGCCACACTCACTGCTGCGCTCATTGTTTTCTCGGCACAGATTGAAAGTGATATTCCCTCTGTCAAGGAACTGACAGAAGCATCGCGTGACATGCAGAAGACGCTGGAGGAGTCCGGAAAAGCTCTCACCGAAAGTCTGGACGGCGTCGATGCAGCCGCGAGCCTGGCAGACAAATACATCACCAAGCTCGAAGAGATGGAAGCGGCCGGACTGAACACGACGGAGCAACAGAAAGAATATCACAAAACACTTCTGATGCTCTGCGATACAGTCCCCGAACTGGCCGAATACATCGATCTGGAGAATGACGAGATCATCGGCGGAACGGCTGCGCTGCGAGAGAACACAGAGGCCTGGAAACAAAACGCAAAGCAGCAGGCATATCAGCAGCGGCTGACAGAACTTTACTCGGCGCATGCTGATGTGCTTCTCGAGGCTGAAATGAATACGCTCCGGCTCGGACAAGCCGAGGAAAAACTGAACGACATCCAAACGGAAAGGGGAGCGGTCATTGCTCGACAGAATGAGCTGATGGATGCCGCGCAGCAGGAAGCCGAAAAGCTCGCCGAAGAGACCGGCACATATGTCGATTTCATGAGCTTACTTTCTCCCGAGTATGACGAGCTGAGCAGACGCCTCGAAGAGCTGGTTGATGACGAAACTCACGCACAGAAGATTGTTGACAGCTATACCGAGGCAATCGAGATCAACGAGGAAGCTGTACAATCCGCCAAAGACGAGATCGCGCTGATGGAGCAGGCGGTGGAAGAGCTCACCGCAGCACAGGAAAAATCCGTTCCGAAAGTCGATGCGCACTCCGAGGCCCTGAAGAGTGTTCAGGCAAACCTTCAGGAGCTTGCCCATGCATATAAAGAGGCTTATGACGCTGCACGCGATTCCATCGACAACCAGATCGGCTTGTGGGAGAAGATAGACAACCAAGCCATCACGAGCGCCCAGACGCTGCAGGAGGCGGTCGATTCTCAAATCCAGTTCCTGCAGAGCTACAGCGAGAACATGGACTCGCTGCTTGCCAGGAATATCGAGGGCATCGAAGAATTTGCGAAAAACTTCTCTGATGGCTCAAAAGAGAGCGCCGCGGCTCTTGCTGGGCTTGCCACGGCCAGCGACGAAGAGATCCGGCGGATTATGGACAGCATGGCTCGCGTGGATACGTACAAGGACTCCCTTGCTTCGGTATTCGCCTCGCTGGAGACAAATCTGACCGGGACGCTGGACAATCTCGCGCAGGAATACGCGGACACCATCGAGGAAATCTCAGGCGTCGGCGCACAGATCGACTTTGGACCGTTCATTCAGGCTGTCGATAATGCGTTCAGCGACGTCGGCGTCAAGTTTGAAAGTGTCGGCTCCGACGTCGGCGACGGGCTTGCTGCAGGAATTGACGCGAGCATGGGCGGTGTCTCTTCCGCGTCCACAGCGGCGGCGCAGACCATCATCGACGCGGTCCGCACAACGCTTGACAGCCACAGCCCGTCCGTCGTTATGGAGAACATCGGCTCTGACGTCGACGAGGGCCTCGCCAGAGGCATCGAGAGCAGTTCGGATGATGTCATATCCGAAATGGATAAACTCGCCGGAGATCTTGCGGCAGCGGCCTCGGATGGCGCAGAAGAAGCAGTCACAGAGTTTGATACAGAGTTTTCACAGATCACAAATAAGACACAGGCACGGCTTGACGAGCTGAAGGCAGGAATAACAGCTTCTACGGACGCTTTGCCGAGCTCTATGGAAAGTGTCGGCCGGCAGATGGTTGACGGCATGATCCGCGGCCTGAACAATCGATCCAGCACCTTGTACTGGACGATCAGCAGCATCGTGAATAATGCCATCGCACAGGCGAAGAGCGCGGCGGCAGTTGCCTCGCCGTCAAAAAAGACCACGCAGATATTTGAATACGTCGGAGAGGGCATGATCGTCGGCATCGAGAAAAAGCGCCGTGAGCTGGAAGAAAAAATGCAGTCTGTGGTCGACTCTGCGCTCAATGTGGACGTGAAGAACAATCTTTCAGATCGAATGCTCTCGATCGATGACAGGACGGCCGAAGTTGCTTGCGTCCAGCCAACGGAGATATCGACGAATACGAAAAACTATAAGCGCGGCGACACGATCATCAATGTGTACGGCACCGAGGGACAGGACGTGAATGAGCTGGCGCGGCAGGTGTCCGAGTTGATCCAGGACGATGTTGACAGAGAGGAGGCTGTATGGGCGTGAGCAGTTTTTCATTTGACGGAGTATCCACGACCTCATACGGGATAGCCGTGACACAGGTAAACGCATACGCTGCCCCACAGCGATCCAGAGATATCGTGTCGGTGCCTGGGCGTAACGGTGATATCGTTTTCGATAATGGCCGATACGAGAATATCATCGTGTCCTATGACTGCGCTGTGATAAACACAGATGGCGATCTGGACGATTTCAGAGAACAGCTTATGTCACGGACGAACTATGTACAGATCATCGACTCTTACCATCCGGACGAATATCGCCTCGGCTTCCCGGTGGCGATATTCGTCC